CTAGTTTGTATTATTCAGATAACTACATTTATACCGACTTCTGCTCATATGATGAGCCTACTCTTGAGCACTTTGTTAAAGCAGGGCCTTATTTAGCTGGTGTAGTAGGACATTTGATGTCTCACTTTGAACTCCCTGCTGAGAGGACTAGTTTATTAGTTCCAAAACTTGTTAAAACTTTTAATCTAATTTTGCTCCTCTACATTAACAACAAGACAGATTCTGAAGAGCTGATCACAAGTCAGAGATATCTAGTAATGGGAGTTTTAGAAGAGTTAGATCCCAATCCTTACCGGTTTGTGGATAGGTTGCCTAAGATTTTGAGATCCAGATTAACTTGCTTTCTTCTGAGAAAGACAATAAGCCTGATGCATTACTACGCATCTAGCCGAATCAAGAAAACAGTTGATTCCAGGTATGGTAAGCCGGAGATTAGCCACTTGGGATTGAAGAGTGTATTCTCAGATGAAGAATTGTCATTGAGACAACAAGTGAACGAGTTTTACTTTGGTTATGTCATATCAAAGGAGAGAGGAAGAGGAGCAGATAGAAACTTCAAAATAATAAAGAAGATAATTAAGGAGGAGTATGATGCTAGAGAAACAGTGAGTAGAACATTGAGCCGATCAATTAATCAGAAGAAATTTGTTAGTAATCCAATAGTGCTCAAAGTTATCATGAGCCTTTTTAAATCTCATCTCAAAGACTTATATGGAGATCAATGGATGGGTGTGTTGAAGAGACAGATCCTCAGACAGTTGGCCTCAGGTTCTTTTTCTGATATAGCAACACTTAAGGTTTCTTCTAGATCATACAAAGAACAGATCATAGTACCTGGTTTTCTTCCTGGGAAGTCAACAGAAGAAATAAAGAAGGAAATGGGAAGACTTAATCCTGAAGAGATAAAGAAGAGACCTAAAGTCATGGAAGCATTATCAGAGCTTGTCGCACACTACATGCTTGAAAAGAAGAGTTCTCCAGGACATGTGGTGGAGATGTTGCCATTCTCTTTCAACTTATTGATTCAGAAGGGATATTTTGATACTGATCTATTTATTAAACCGCAACATGGGGGAGACAGAGAGATACATGTCCTAGAAATTGCAGCTAGAATTTGTCAATATCATCTGGAGGGGATTTCCAGGGCAATGTCCAGACAAATTCCAGAAGATAGTTTGACTCATCCAAAGTCCAAAGATCATTTTGTGTCTCAACATCATCGTAAAGCAGAGGAGAAGCTGGGACCTCAATACTTCACATTAGGTAAATCTGCAGATGCTACCAAATGGTGCCAAAGAAACCACACATCTAAGTTTGCATGTTTCATGATGCCCCTCCTGGACAAGTTGTTTTGGAATTTTGTTCTATCCATGTTGTGGCTGTG